TCTTCTATTAATGTCTCCTCATGAGACTTGCCAAGCTTATACATAATTTTTAAACCTGCTCTATCTATCTTGCTTCTAGTAGTGGAATACGATGCAAATCCTTTAAATTGCCATTTTTTAGTATCTTTAATTCTTACTTGTCCTTCAATAACTACTTGAGTTTTTTCTAATTTACTAATTCTATTTGAATTTTCATTAATTCTATTAGAGTTATCTTGTATGGCAGTTTTATTATCTGATCCTGTTTTATTGATAGAATCTAGTGTATCTTGATCTACACTTCCTTTAATACCTTGAATACCTTGAATACCTTGAGCACCTGTATCACCCTTATTACCTTGAGCACCTTGAGCACCTGTAGCACCTTGAGCACCTGTAGCACCTTGTAGCACCTGTATCTCNTTGAGCGCCTTGTGGTCCTCCGGGTCCTGTTGGTCCGGGTGGTCCTCCGGGTCCTGTACCTCCGGTTGGTCCTTGAGCTCCTTGAGCTCCTTGTGAACCTGTAGTACCTTTATCTCCTGTTCTATAAAAATCTATTGCAGCAACATTACCATCACTAAAAGTTCCGTTGCTATCTACTTGTGCAACAGTTAAACTGTAAACATTACTAGAAGGTCCTGATAAACCTGTAATTTGAAATATAGCAAATGTTGCAGGAGCTGATACTTTTGTAAATTTATAAAACCATCTATTGTAGATGTAGAATCGTCCCATGTCTCGATGTAATCTCCTACATCAGCATTGGGTATATAAGCGTCTTCGTGTATAGCAATTGCTGTTGTTGTACTTCCTACTCCAGAAGTATTACTATAAACATATTTTTGAGCAGTTGGAACACCACCGGGCGTGGCGTCAAATATATATTGTAATTGAGAACCTAAGTCTCCTGTATCTCCTTGCGCACCTTGTGGTCCTTGTGGTCCGGGTGGTCCTGTACCTCCGGTACCTCCTGTAGCACCTTGTGCACCTTGAGCACCTGTAGNACCTTGAGCACCNGTAGCACCTTGAGCACCGGTAGCACCTTGNGCACCNGTAGCACCTTGGGCACCTGTAGCACCTTGTGCGCCTGTATCTCCTTGAGCACCTTGTGGTCCTCCGGGTCCTGTTGGTCCGGGTGGTCCTCCACCACCTGTAGCACCTTGAGCACCTTGAGCACCTGTAGAACCTTGAGCACCTGTTGGCCCTGTAGGTCCTGTTGGTCCACCTGTTCCAGTCTGGAGAGTGGTCTCTTTCCTGACTGCGTTAAACGGTAAACTTTTTAAATTACGATTATATCTCATAGGACCTCAATAATAAAATTGGGGAGTTTAACCCACTCCCCGAGGGTGTAAAAAACCTTAGAACAATCTAAGCGTTGATTACAATTGAACCGACTTCAGGCCTAACGATTTTTAATCCATATCTCATAGACATGTATGAACCGATTAATTCCGAATCCGGGGTTTGCTTCTTCAACAGTTAGAGGTCTTCTTTCTACGTAAGCCATTGGCTTGGTTGAAAGGTCGAACACTCCAATTCTGTCAGATGGTACCCATGCGTTAGATATAACGGTTAACCCATATATATTTCCTACGACGCCGTAATTCTGATTGGCACCGGCTAAGAAAGAGTTGTCCATCATTGCACCAGTTGAAGCTCCTGCATTACCAGAGGCGTTTAGAGTGCCTAACTGCTCCACCTTGTCCTCCGTAAGAAGATTGTAGTGAAATCTGCAAGGTCCATTAAGGACTTCATGTGTGCTGGTGATATGAAAACGTGGGTTGCGTTGTAACCGTGAGCTGCGATTCTATCGATAGCTGAGGTTATATCTCCAACTGCGATGTTTCCTGCTGTAGCAGATGCGCCATTGAAGTACATGTCCCTGATTAATCTAGTGGAACTTTCGTTACCATAAGAATTTACTCTTGAACCTGTAGCATCAATATCTCCGGCTGAAATACCTGCTCCTAGGAAACCACCGTATGGGTTGGTTGAGAATGTCGTGATGTCAGCTTCAGTTGTAGAAGCGTCAATTGCGATTGTTCCGAATGTTGAGTCTGCTGCACCACCGAATATAACTTTAATTACATGTTCGGTCATGTGGCGGTCAACTGCTCTGCGAGCTTCGTTCAATGCCATTTCTACTTCGTTGAATCTTGAATCTTCAATCATTCTTCGGGTTACACCTACTGCTATACCCCACTCTTTAACTGATACTCTCTCGGAGCGTAGTTTTGTGTGTTGGTATTGCGGAGTGTTACCTTCGTCTAGCTGTTCTAGCTTCATGCTAGGTCTGTTAAAAGTAATATCAATATTACCGCCTGTGTCTGTAGTCATTGGGTCTGCAAAGAGGCTCATTACAGGAAGGTCTGTGACCTTGTAATCCATAATTGCATCTTTGTAGTCAATTAAGACTCTCTCACCGAGTCCGCCGTTGACGGAGCCAGTGTTTAGGCTTGTTAGTATACCGGGAGTTGCGTCGACCATTTAAATCACTTTAGTTCCTCATTAAACATTTGACCATGCGTACATCTGTTCCAGTACCAAGTTCCAAACATACTGCGTATGATGTTCCTGATAATGCTAATGTAGCGTCTGTTCCAGTTACTAAGACACCATTGGCTGTAACTTTTAATAACTTACCTTCATCCATGGTTCCTGAGACAGCCACGTTTAAAATTACACCTTTACCTGTTACAACACTCATGATGTCTCCATCAGCAGCAGCATCTGTTAATGCTACTCCTATAGCGTTGTGTGCATTGACTCCACTGTGGTCGACTTTTCCGTCGCCTGCTAGTGTAACCAATCGTCCAGCTGTTACTGCTGAACCTGCGGTAAATGGTAATATACGTGCTGGTGCTCCACCATCGTTTACTAATACTTCTGTTGCCTATTTTTAGTCTACCTCTTAGTACTTCTCGGTCAAGGGTAATTTTACCATTGACCTATTTTTACTCCGTAACTTTCTTTCGGTAGTTTCTGGAACTGCTTCACCTTCGTTAGTCTTTTCCTTTACCGAATGAACGTTCTACTTGTTCTGGCTCTGGCATTAATGCCAAAGCTTCGCTGAATCCAGTCAGCTTGTTCTCATCCCATGTGGAAATTTCCTCAACACGTGATTCAGACTTGTCCTCAGAAAGAGTTCCGAGTAAGACTTCGCGAGAAATAACAGACTTTACTAAGTCGGTCTTTCTTGCTAATGCTTCTTCTTCTGCTCTTTTTTCTTCAGCTTCTTTAAACTCAGCAATCATTTTCTCAGCTGCTTTGTAAGCATCTTGCTGTTCCTTGATTGTTGCCTGAGCTTCTTCCAACTGTGTCTTAAGGGAAGCGAATTCACGCTCGACAATTTCCTCTGCATCGGATTTTACATTGGTTTCTTCTGTCATAGTTTCTACCTCTGTCCCGCCTGTGCATTCACAATTTTCTTTTTCAGTACCACAACAACTGTCATGGGCATCTTTAGAATCAGGTGAATCACATTCGTCCTTGTTGTCGATTGTGCATTCCTTGCAGACGGGGTCCATCTTTTCATTGTCTATGAATGAGACTTCCGTGGGACGTATGTTAGTGGCGAATGTATCGCCCATCACATCAATATCGTTGGAAAACCAATCAATACTAACGTGTGTCATATCCCCGTCTTTCACTTTTTCCATTGCTTCTTCACCGCGATTATGTTTACTAGATATTGTTGCCAACATCTTAACCGCAGTCTTTCCATTATCCATCTCTATTACCTGAGGGTCAGTAGCCATGCCGATTAAATCCTCGGGGGTTCGTTGATGGTCAACATAAATAGGTAGCTCTGTAAAAGAGTCTACCGCTTTTGTTAATATACTAGGTTCAATATGAACCTTTCGGTCAATTCCGTCTTCCTCATATTCATGAGGTCCGGATGTAATGGCTATAACGGGGAAAGTCACGGTAGATTCCCCATCATCAGCCTTGTTAAGCGTAAAATCAGAACCTTCTTGAATTTGTAATCCAAAAGACCTTCGTTTAGGTTCTGCCGATGTAGTCCTACCAAACTCCCGCTCTACGCCATTTTCGTCTGCCCAGATGGTACACATCGAAGCAGCGACTTGGTCATGGTCATCAAGACCACGTTCTTTTAGCGATTTGCTAACAGTTGTTACACATTTTTTATAACTCATGTTCTATCTCCTGTCGCGTTTGCGGAGGGTTTGTTACCTCTATTTTGTTCTCTAGCAGATTCTTCTTTCTTATCTTCGTTCTTTCCACCAGATATGTTTACATTCTTATCACTCTTTTCTTGTTCAATAGGAGAAGCTTTAATGTCTTCAGAAGTTTCCATATCTAATTCTGTAACTCCTTCAGGGTCTAATCCTCTCTCTTCTCTAACTTCACCGGGTGATAATACTCCTTCTGATAAATAAATCATATCAGTCTTAGCTTTAGTGAATGCGTCGTCAACATTAATTTGCCTGAATTTAAACTTTGCCTCTCCATTTTCTAATAAAGGCATTAGTTGTGCGTTCATAGCGGCTTCGACCATTGTTTGTAAATATCTTACATATGGTTCGAAAATAGGTCTTGCTTTGTCTGGGTCTGTCCACATAGTCTTTGGTACTTTCAAAGCCATGTGTATTTTATCCAATAAATCATCTGTATACTTTCCATATTCAAATGCTCGTTGTGTTCCTTGTAGTTCCTTTATAACAATATCATTTCCGTGTATAATATCTTCACCGGGTTCTAATGCGTTAAATGCATCAACTACTTCATTAATTTTATCTGGACCATAGGGCATATCAGGTAAACCACAAGAGATATCAAATCTAGATGTAGCATATTTATTTAATGCTGCACCTATATCTCTTTCTGCAAAGTCTCTTAAATCTACCAAATATAAAATTGGATGTATATCAGATAAGCCATACGCATAATCATCAAATGGGTTATTCTTTAATTCAATTATTTCATCTTCTTCCAATCTTACATTTTCTTTATCATCGCCTACGTCTTGGTAGTAGTACATGATTTGTCCATGTTCGTTTCTTTGAACATACATATTTTGACTGGAACGTAAAACAAGATTATCTCCTGTCCATTCTAAATAACCTGTTCCAAAAATACGTGCGTTACGAATCCAATTGTACATTGTGTTTTCAATATTAATATCTCTAAACATCTCTTCAATTGTTTCTCGTAAGTCGTCATCCTCTGTTACAATATCATAACTATCTTTAACTGCGTAAAAACATGGTAAATCAACTAAACTTCTGACTAAAGGGTCTCCAAGGTATACATTCATGTAAGTACGTGGACTACCTATGTGGTCTTCATACTTTTTGAATTTCATACCATTTTGATTTTCGAGTTTAATTCTTCTAATGATACCCTCACCAAATGAGCGGGGTTCGTCTTCCTTTACTGGTGGATTACTTCCAATGGAAGCAAAGCGCCTTCTAATATTGTCTACGAATGACATGGCTATTTATAACTTACGATTGCCGAGTATATAAAGCTTATGGCAAAATATATATGATTATAGCTTAAAACCGAGTTTATTTAATCTTTTTGAACCTCTACGTGTAGTAAAAAGACCAGTTCCACTATATCCTCTAGCTTTTTCTTTTCTAACTAGAGCACGTGGTTTACTAGAACCTGCACCCGAACTTCCGAATGTACCACCAGATGGTAACATTGATAGTGTAGCATGTATACCTATTACACTACTATCACAAAAATCATCGTGCTTTCCTGAAGGTGCAGCTATCTTTTCTGTTTTATTAGCTACATCCATAGTATATTCTAAATCTATATGTTCTCTTAACCACTTATTGACTAACTTTGACGCATTTTGGTCCAAATTGTCTGGATTAGGAAC